CCCTGATATATACAAATGTGGATAATTTACAGAATCCAAACACTGTCTTACAACTGTCTTCTCATCGTGTAGAAACCTTCATAAGAAACTAAACCACAATAGCTTATCCGTGTAGAAAACACCGAACCTTTAGAATTAGATTTGAATTAGACTAAAACTAACTTATTAAACAATTCAAAAACTAGCCTCTAAAGAACCATTCTGACCTACTTTCTGCGGAAAACTTTGAAAGAAAAAGCTTGGAAGTTAGTTTCGACCTTCTACATTGAATATATCAGGGGTAGGGTATATTTTTTTTTTTAATGAACAAAGTTGACTTTTGCAGAAAGTTTGTATCTTGCGCCTACTAACTAAAACAACATGAGCGAAACACTTGAGAAGCACATTAGCGTGTCTATCCGCACACCTGAAACTAAGTTTTCAGTCGAGCTTCCTGCTGGATCTACCGTGCAGGATATTATTAATCTTATCGGCTTCATAATCGATAAGGATGTTAAACCTTCTAGCCAGGCTACTGATGCAATTGTATTGCATAAGAAAGTGCCAAAGACAGACTTAATCGACTTATAGGCTTATGAAGGAATCTAAACTACGCCTACTGATAAAGGAACTCCTAGGCAAGCAGTACGAGCTTGTAGGGCTTACATTCGAGCAAGCCACGGAGATGCCATTCGAGAAGTTTCTTGAGTACAAGATAACTATGGACCAAAGCCAAGAATGGACGCAGTGGGCTATAAAGTACGCAGCAAAGAAGATGGGCTGGACTATGGCTATGGCTAAAAAAGAAATATTGTGGCTTGACCTCCATAGAGGCCTTAGCGTTCAGCTAACAAGTGACGAGTACGAACTTAAAGACTTAAAACCATATTTTGATGAAGAACGGTAAACAAGAGGGCGCAGATAAGAAGAAGCCCGAAAAACACGACCTAAACAAGAACCCCGATAAATACCGAGTAAGGATATTCGACCCTAGCCACTACGAGCGAGTGCTTCAGGTATTCCCTAACGGCAGCACCGGCTGGGTAGAGAGGAGAAAGTCATGACCGATAAAATAGTTGAGCAGGTAGTTGCTAAGTTCCGCAGACGATCCGAGGTAGGCATTAACAAGTACGGCACTACCCTTTGCAGGAACAATGCAGAAATCAATGACCGCCTTACCCACTTAGAAGAAGAGCTGATGGATGCCACCCTTTACATTCAGTGGCTCAAGCAGAAGCTGGAATATACCGATGAACAACCCACGGATATTTTCTAACTTTACCTTACTGCACTCAGGTCAGCGAACCCTGACGTTAAATAAAAAACGTAGTAGCCTATGGAGATAGGTGGTGGATCGTGAGTACACGGTCGGAAGACCCCATCAGAAGTGTTGGGGTTTCTTTTTGTCCAGCTTATTACAAGTCAGGTTATATCCTTACTAACCTTAATATACTTTAAGGCTAATCCCTTAAAAACAAAGCCCCGGATTTCTCAACCCAGGGCAGCTAAACAAAATAAAGAAACAACAGTACTTTTAGCAAAACAAAAAGTAGCAGCACAAATGTACCCATAAACAAATCGAAAAACAAGTATATTTGTATATCGTTTTTAGTTAGTTTCCTTTGTGTAAGAGCTGCCTTATGGTGGCTCTTTTGCATAATTCAATATTAGGAACTAAATTTGCTTCATGCCCGAAGAAAAGCCAAGCAAAAACAAGCACGACCACCGAGCAAACCTCATCCCTATCTCAGGTCCCGATGACCCAAGGATAGTAGCTGTCAAAAAGCTAAGGGAAGCTAAGAAGAAGGACTTAAAGAATATGCTTGAGATAGAACTCAACAAAAGCATAAACGGAGTTACTCGCATGGAAGGACTGATTGCAAGATTAGTCTCTGAGGGTATCCGTGGCAATATGAGAGCCATAGAGCTTGTTCTTGCCTACATCTATGGTAAGCCACAGAATGCAGTGCAGGAGAACAACGACAAGCCATTCGTGCTTGAACTTACTGACGGAAATGACTCAGTAACAGTATCAGGTGATTCGATGCCGCAGGTGGTTGACATTGATGACTCCGAAGAGATAGAAGAAGACTTACGAGAAGAAGATGAAATTAACTAAAAGACAAACGGAGGCCTATAGGATGGCGTTGTCCGGGGAGAAGCAGTTCATCTTGTTTGGCGGAGCTATCCGAGGTGGAAAAACTTACTGGCTTCTTCTAACCTTCATATCCCTATGCTCAAAGTTCCCGAAGAGCAGGTGGGTGATTGTCCGTGCGAATATGCCTACGCTCGAAAGAACTACCTTAGTAACTTTTAACTCCATTCTGAATGAAGGATTGGCTAAGTATATTTCCTCTTGGGACAAAAAGGCGCAGACGGTCACTTTCACTAATGGAAGCGAGATTATCTTCATGGGCGAAAACTACGAAACGGACAAGGACTTGGATCGCTTCAAGGGACTCGAAATAAATGGAGGAGGCATTGACGAGATTAACGAGTGCCAAGAGCAGACGCTGTACAAAATGCTCGAACGTGCTGGATCATGGAACAACTCCGTTGGCAGACCGCCTATCGTAGTACTTGCCACTTGTAACCCTGCTAACAACTGGGTGAAAGAAGAGGTCTACGACAGATGGCAGAAGAAGGCACTGCCCGAAACCTGGGCGTACATCCCTTCGAAGATTACAGACAACCCCTACATCCCTGCCGACTACCTTCAGTCTCTAAAGGCGAATATGCCCGAATACGAATACCTACGATTCGTGGAGGGAGACTGGGAGATTCAAGAGAAGCCCGACAATCCGTTTTTCATGGCGTATGACGCACTAACTCACGAAGACCAGTCCATACACTTCAACCCAAATATTCCGTTGCTTATATCGCTTGATTTTAACTTGCAGCCTTTTGCTGGAATCGTAGCGCAGAAGTGGAAAGATGACCAAGGAGAACATTTCCACATAGTGGATGAGTTTAATGTAGTGGATGGAAGCATCCCGAAGATGATAGATGTTATTAAGGAAAGATACGAGCCATATCTTCCTATGTGCCTTATTACTGGTGATGCCATGGGCAAAAGAGGGGACCTGTCTCAAAGGGACAATGCCAACTACTACGAGCAGCTTGCACGAGGGCTTAACCTTAGCACTAAACAGATACGGATACAGCCTAACCCTAAGCACGAAAACAGCAGGGCGCAATGTAACTACGTTCTTAGAAACCACCCCGACTTTAGGGTGAATCCTAAGAAATGCCCTAATATGTCTAGGGACTTTAAGCAACTTAGATGCGATGCTGCTGGCAACATTATAAAACGTAACCGAAACATTATCAGTCAGTTAGCTGACCACGGTGATTGCTTTGCTGCTGACACAATGGTTCTGACTCCATTTGGAGAGGTTGCTATACAAGATGTTAGCATTGGAGATTATGTAATTACCCCGAATGGTCAGAGGATGATTACTGACGCATGGAGCAGCACAGCCAAGATTTATAAGGTTACGCTTTCTGATGATTCTGAAGTGTATTGCACAAAGGATCATAAATTCTTTAGCGATAAGCGTGGATACTATCCGATATTTAGTATATTTGAAGAAAATTTAAGTATATGGAAAGTAAAATTATTTACAACGGAATCCCCTATTACAAGCACCCAAGGCAGAAGTATTACTACTGCGCTAAATCTGATAGGTACACAAGGTCGCTTCATCGCCAAATTTGGTTTGACAACCATGGAGACATTGCTCAAGGTATGCAGGTTCACCACAAGGATGGTAATGCCTTTAATAACTCTATTGATAATTTTGAATTGGTTGATGCCTCTACGCACTCTCGCAATCACGTTAAGAAAAGGAATGCTGAAAATCCAGAGTTCTATAAGTCTTTTATGGAAAAAGGAAGGGAAGCAGCCAAAGAATGGCATTCAACAGAAAAGGGAATCGAATGGCATAAACAGCACGCTGCAAACACGGGTTTTGGAACTAAGACATTCGGTGAAGGAAACTGCGAGACTTGCGAGGCTGTTTTTGTTAAGAAAAATTCAACAGCTAAATTCTGCTCTAACAACTGCAAATCAAAGTCAAGAAGAAATACTGGCGTGGATAATGAAGAAAGAGTTTGCTCTTATTGCTCAAAAGTCTTTATTGCAAACAAATATACAAAGACCACAAACTGCTCAAGAAAATGTACAAAGTCATCTTACTGGGCAAAAGTTAAAGGTGAAGTCATTTGAGTACTCTCATACGGATACAGTATTTGACATAACGGTTGATTCTGACAAGTGCTTTTATGCAAATGGAATACTAGTTCATAATTGCGCTAGGTACGCTATTAACACCTTTTTGAACGATTGGTATTTGATTCATTTGAAAAGAAGTGGATATAAAACTTTACCTTTACCTCATTAATAAAATAGTAAAGCTATGAGCTGCCTTGAATGCACCGATTGTCTTGATTTGGGAACTTACGATATCTGCTGCGAAGAAGTGTTTATCGGGAGGATGCCCGAAGAAGAAACCGAGTATTTGTTACTGATTAAAGACTTGTCTCTTAATTCGATTATTAGGCAGGTGTATGAGTCTTCCGCTCAAGGAGATGTTTACCTCATCCCTAACCAAACGAAATTTGCTGTAAATAGAACATATGAAGTCAGAATTTACCCTGCTGATGCTTGCAATTTTGATGATCCCCTTGATATTGATACGGATATCTCTGAGGACCTTGAGAGCTGTGTTTCGTTGGATTTTTTCTATTCCGAATGATAGAGAGAGCGATAATAGTTAGCCTACTCATAGTGGCTACTCATATCTCCTTTGAGCCTGATATGATATTCGAGAAGATTGGACGCTTTTTGTCCAAAGCTTTTCCCGAAGGCAATCCCCTTAACAAACCCACACACGCTTGTGTCGCTTGCATGGCTTCGATTTGGGGCGTTATTTACTACGCTGCCACATCTTTTGCCCCAGGCTTTGATTTTAACGCTTTAGAGATGATATTTGTATGCGCCATGTGCGTACCGCTTAATTTCATCTTTATAAAACTAGCTTAATGATAAAATTTGTTTATCGGCTTTTCAAGAAAGAGCTGACCCAAATGGTTTGGGACGAGACCTACAAGCCTGACCGAATGCGAGGCTTAAAGTTTGCCATGGTCTGCGAGGGGCATAAGTTCTTTGTTTACAACAACTTATTCGATGTCCCTATCGAACGAATGGGCAGAGTGCAAGATTATATCATCCAGCTTAACCGAGTGGTTAGCAATGACGAGCTAGCAAATTTTATTCAAAACATGGAGCAGGCGTTATTCAATGCTACCAGCGGAGATAAGGTAAAGGACTTAGCTAAGATTGGTTTCCTTATAGGGGAGCTTAAAAGTAGAAAAGAGATGCTCTTGCATCCTGAGATTATGATGGAGTTAGCCGGTGCGCTATACATCCGTGAAGACCAAGACCCAGCTGAGTGGAACGATGAATTCGAACACAAGAAGGTGGATATGTTCCGCAAGAACTACACGAGTGGCCAGCTTTACGATTTTTTCGTTACAGGCGGATTGAGTCAATTCTTTCCCAACTTCGAGTCTTTAGAGAAAGACTGGATGGTATTGTGGGAGCAATCCCAAATCCGCCTACAAGCAATTCAGGACCTGATGAAGTCCTCACAATAGGAGCAGAACTCTACAAGAATGATGTTAACTGGAGAGAGCTATTCGTAAGTATGGCTGAAGGGGACATTATTGCCTATAACGAGTATATGAAATCCCCATTGGAGAAAGCCTTAACTTTGTTTTCGTACAACCGAAAAAAGAAGACCAAAGATGGCTAATGTTACTATTCAGTACACAGCAGATATTTCCAATTTAACAAATGGGCTTTCTGAGATTATTAAAAAGCAAGAACAAGCATCCTCTTCTGCTAAAAAGCTTGGGGATGAATTTTCTGATGCTTCCAAAAGAGCAAAAACAGAAGCCGATAAGCTTGACTCAAGCATAAACAAGCTTACTGCCGCTATTACTTCCGCATTCGCTGTATCAAAAGTAATCGAATTCACTAAGGGCTTAATAGATGCCGAAAAAAAGATGGAGCTGCTTCAAAACAGACTAAACTTTTTAAGCGGATCTTCTGCAAGCGGAGAGCAAATGTTCACCAGGCTAGAAGCCACGAGTAGAAGGCTTGGACTAAGTATAGAGGATACAGCAGAAGGTATGGCCTCTTTCGGAATTGCAGCGCAGCAAGCAGGATTCTCTGCTCAGAAATCAGAAAAGCTATTTATCCAAGTAGCATCCGGTCTTCGTGCTGCTGGTGCATCTTCCTTACAGACTCAAAGAGCCTTTTACGCCTTACAGCAGATGATGTCCAAGGGAGTTGTTGCTGCGGAAGAATTAAGAAGGCAGTTAGGTGAATCTTTGCCTGGTGCTTCTGATTTAATGACCAAGGCATATAACAAGCTCCATCCTGCTGCTAACTTAACCAACCTTGAGTTTACTAAACTTTTAGAAAGCGGCAAGATTATATCTAAAGATATATTGCCTGAGTTTGCAAATGTTATTGAAGAGACTTTTGCGCCTGCCCTTTCGGGTAAAACAAACTCACTTGATGCTGCTTTAAATAGGGTTAATAATGAAATTCTAAAGTTAAAGCTCAATATAGGAAATGCTGATTGGTTTAAGGCCGCAGCAGGAGTTATTAATACCTCTTTATTTGAGTTAAATGCAGTGTTGTCTTCAGAAAGTCTAAGCACTTTGGATAAGATATACGCATCTCTATTTGTTGGAGACCCTGCAAAAAGCCAAAAAACTGTTGGTGCATTTGACATGATCCAAACAGCCGTAGGAGAATATAATGACAAGGTTACTCAGGCCATAATAACCAACGAGGTATTCGGAAAGGTCTTAGAAAAAAACTCTAAAGCTTATGGAGAGTCATCTAAAAAACAAAGGGAATTAACAAAGCAAACTTTAGAGTCTGAGTTTGAAAAAAACAAACTACTTATAGCCGATGCGGATAAGATGACTGCTACTGAAAGGATTAAAAGAGACAAGGAAATAACTGACGCAAAATCAAGGAATGAATTCCTATCTGCTCTTAGAATAGAGTATTACAATTTAGATCAAGAGCTTTCTTCTAAAGAAGGAAAGGACAGAGAGGATGCTGAAAAAATTAAAGACCAGTTCTTGAGGGATGAGGTAGCTAGGGCTGAAATGAGGCTTCTTGCTACTGAAAAAGGAAGTATTGCAGAAAATGAGGCTCGTGCAAATTTAGCTCAAAAACAAGCTAATTTAAATGTCTTTTTAGCCAAAAGCGATGCTACTATGCAGCTTGAAAGACTAAAGGGAGAAAAAAACACTAATGAGGAAATAGAGATAGCTCGTGCAAAAACTGCCGATGCACTGTCTCAAGAGGTATTAGAGGGGGAGGAAACTCCTGACCCCAGCAAAGACCCGGCATTAAAAAGAATTAACAAAGAGCTTGAAACGATTAGAAAGAATGCTGATAGAATAGCCGAGGCTACTGCTGCTCCATTCATGAGCGCAATGGACAAGGAGATTGCCGCAACAGTGTCTCATTACGCTGAGTTAATTAAGCTTACTGATGAGAATTCCGTAGAAAGACTGGAGCTTGAAGCGGCTTTGCAGAAAGAGATTGATAATATCAGGCAGAGGAATGCTGACAAGGAGAAAGGTAGAAATCAAGACAACATAACGGAAGCGGCAAGAATGGTTAGCAGGGTCGCTAGTGAAATAGCTCAAATATCTCAATCCTTTGCAGACGCAGAGAGAGATATGATGAAAAATAATATGGACGCATCTATAAACATGTTGGATGCAAAATTGCAATCAGAGCTAATATCAGAAGCGGACTATAATAGTCAAGTAAATGCGATAAGAAGAAAGCAGTTTAAAATTGACCAAGATGCAGCAATTGAAAAAATAAAAATGAATACAGGCGTAGCGGTCATAAAGGCATTTGTTGACTTACCTTGGCAATTAGCAATAGCAGCAGGAATAGCAATGGTAGGCCTTGCTGATGTTCAGATTAATGCAATAAAATCACAGCCATTCCCCACGTTTCACGATGGAGGAATTGATATTGTAGGAGATGCCAAAAAGACTTCAGGGACATTAAGGTCGGATGAGTTCATTGCTAAATTGCAAAGAGGAGAGTCTGTTATAGATAGGCAAGATACAAGAAAATATAAAGATGAGCTTTCAGCAATTAGGGATGGAAGATTTGAAGACTATATTGCATCTAAGTACATAATTCCAGCAATGGAAAGAAGTCAAGATAGAAAGCAGTCTGCATCAAATAGCACCAGTATGGAGATGGCTTTTCAGTCTGCTGAAATGGTTAATGCCATAAGGGGAAACAAGGTGATAAGACTACATAAAAGCAGCATAAAAGAACTTGCCGGGCAGATTAAGCCAAACGCTGCTGACAAAATTCTTGCAAGGAGGTCTTTTAGATGAGTTTTACAGTTACTCTTAACAGCGTTGTTCTTAACGATGAGCCAATGGGCCTTAATGACGCAACAAGCATAGACATTGTTCGTGATACAGATATTCAAGGCCTTTTCACAATCCTTGTTAGCGAATTAACATTTTGGGGCGATGGTTACCAAGTAATAGTAGATGCCATAAACACCCTTGGAGTTTGCTCTACAATAAATGTTAGGATTCTAGAAAACTGCCCAACCAATCCAATTGACTTTAGCGGAATAATTTATCTTTCGGATGTAGAGATAGATAAGTACAAGTGTACGGCTTCTTGCGCTGTGGAAGACAATAGCCTTGCAAGTCAGGTGATGAGGCTAAAAGAAACTAAAGTTAGAATAAACTCCAGCAATACTTTAAACGGATCTTCTTTACTTCCCATAGGCACTACTTTAAATGCAGGTGGAAGCGTTGGAAATAAAACTTGGTATAGATTTAGGGACCTGATGGAACACGTTCTTGACTATATTACAGACAATGGCATATCTGTGGTAAGCACATTTATGAACACTAATTACCAAGAATCTGAATACACATGGACCTGCATTAGCACTGGCGCATCTGCTGGTATAATTATAAGCTTTAAAGACTTTGTAGGCATACAGAGGACTACTATTTTTACCATACCTCCAGGATTGACTAATGACCAGTATGCAGAAAGAATAGCGCAAGGAATGCTAGGATTCAATCCAAGCTATCCTATTTTTGACGGTGGTGGACCAATTAGTGCGACTGTGTTAGGGAATGTAATTACTTTGAAATTCGCTGGTAACATTAGCAACCTAACATTTAGCCTTGTTGGAACTGGCACAGTAACTCCAGTAACCGTTAAAGGCTCTACTTATGGTTTAAACAATGTATTTATAACCTCAGGAGAAAATATTCAGGGAGGATTTGGAGGTACTTTTGTTAGCTTTTTAGACTTGGTTTCTATTGGGGGATATTATAATCTTTCCTTTGAGTTTGTTAAGAACGGGCCTACTCAGGAAATAAGAGTGGAGCAAGAGCCTGCCTTTTTTAATCTAACTCAAAATGCAGTTATTACTGATGCAAAAATAATAGAGAACCAAATAGCCACAACTGTATTTAGCTCTTTAAACTATTCTGAGCAAAACGAAGACAATACCCTTACTTATTATAAGGGAGCTTCTTATGTTGCGTATTCTTGCGCTCAAAATTCACTATCATTATCTGCTGCTGTTGGAGTTCCTACTGGCATATTGCCTAACAGCGCCTCTTCCTCTAATTCTGATAGACTATATATTTGTGAATCCGTTCCAAGCACATCTAACATTGCCGCATATCAATCTACATACTTTAGCGGTGGATCAATTATTAATGGCGGCATTTATTATGCACTAAGCATAGCTAATTTATACACTGCAAAAAACTATGTAAATCGTGCGCCATTTGGCTTGACTTACGAAGGGAATACGATACCGAATAATAATAATGTTAAAATAGCCAAAGGCATTTCGTTTGAAGCACCATTGACAAGAGCGCAATTTGAATCTATTCTTGCAAATAGAAAAGGCTATATTAATGTTAACGGCATAAACGGGTGGATTTCGAGGGTATCCTACAACATAAAGTCAGGAATGACTAACTTTGACCTGCTAATAGAGTAATATGAGCGTATATACCATAGTCCCTAACCAGCCTCTCGGTTGGAGCGAAACGATTCCAACTGATGAATGCGGATGCGAAAAGCACGAGTACTGCGCTCCCCTTTTGTTCGAGTTTAGTAACGCTATATATGAAGCCTACACGGCTCGTGCTGTTGCCGATGGTGCTTTGCCTAGCGATAGAACCGAGGCCTGTATGGAAGTGATTATGGATGAGTTCTACGAGCTTTCTAGATCGGTAAGGTATATCTCTGAAAACATATCTTTTCTTTATGAGAAAGACGGAGAACAGCAGCCCTGCGATAACTTAGGTGTAATACTTGATGATGACAGATTAATTGCACTAACTGACGAAACAACCATTGTAGGTCCTGAAGATAGCGGCTATGTCGCTGGAGCAATAGGATTCAATACGCAAGGCGGAGGTCCCGAACCGATACCTCAGATAATAGACTTTACTGCTTACAGCTTCCTTGCTCAGGGATGCGTAAATACCTTCGGCTTTACCCTTACGCCTGACGAAGACTTGGAGTTCCCCTGGACTATATTAATAACCAATGAATACGGAGATGTTTACGAAATACAAAGCGCTGACGACCCTGCTATTGGATTCTCGGTTACTTTCGATATGGTTATAGGTCCAAATGGATTTACAATTGACATACCGGCTGACGGAGAAGCTATTTTTGATGGAATAATAAGCCTTCGTGCTATGTTTGTGCCATGCACTTTCGAGGCATTAGGACTTGTAACTTCTGAAAGCTCTGCTGTTATTGGCGAGATTTATGAATCAGAAACAACCCTTGACACTTTTAATGGCGTTGATTACGGAATATTCAATGGCAAAATAGGTCTAATTGAAATTACTCCTGAACTAAAGTGTGCTTACATTAAGTTTGGCTCTGAGTGCTGTTGCACCGAGGTCTTTTATAGCAAGTGTATAAAGCCACTTACAGACCCTTGCCATACAGTTAAAATAGAATACTGGCAGACTCCCACTACAACTACTGGTGCTTCGGGCTTTGGTTTCTACTACCCTCCTGCTACTGTTGGAAATGAGTTCAAGCAATTCATGCGTGTATGGGGAGAGATTCGCAATCCGCAGTATGACGGAGAGATGGAAATGTACCAAGACAGCTTTGGCAGAAAGCAAGTAGTGTACGCTGAGAGCAGAGAGTTTAAGAGCTTCATTATAAACTACTCTCCTGAGTACGTTCACAATGCTTTAAGACTAGCTTGCAGACATGATAACTTTGAGTTGACAGATGTTAGCTACAATATCATTGCTCAGAACTCCTTCACTCGCTCTGAATCATATTCTCCATCTTGGATACGGATAAGCAGGCTTGCACCGGTAACCTTAGAGGTAGAGAAGAAGACTCAGAACCTTATTGGAGGAAGTTCAAAAACATTCTGTTCTTAATTGTATATTTGTCCTGTCGTGCGTTGTGGCCTTGACTTGCCATCCAAATGTCAAACAAAACATTCCCAAATCTTAAAACATGGCATATTTTGAATATGGCTGCGGTACTTTGCCGAATCACCAGCTTTTAGCTTGTGGTGTTTATGATCGTGGGGGTATTTCGGCAATTGGTATTTTGGAAGCAGACCACACAATTGTTGATTACTCTAACGCTTCACAATACACTGCTGCAATCGCTGCCGGTGACTTAAAAATCATCAAAAACATTCGCGGAACAGTACCTGATGCCTCTCCCGTAGAAGGAGATAATCCAGTTGGCTGCGGTCCTGATACAATCCTTAACGGATTTAACTTCACCGCTACTTGGCAGGATGCTAACACTAACAGCGCAAACGTAAGCTTTTACTCTCAGCTTAACACACGCACAACCGAATTGGTATTATTCCTTTGCGGAAGTGACGAGGTGTTGGTTGTGAACAACAAAGTGAACTTTGTATGTAACCCAGTGATGGTCCCTGCAAACAACAAAGAACTTCAGATGTTTAACTGTACAGCTCGTGCCTCTATTGGCCCGAACGAGTTGCCACAGAAATACACTGCACCTGCTGGTATCTTTGACCTCCCGTAATTGTCGCTGCTGACAACTACTTAGACCCTACCTATATGGTGGGGTTTTTTTATTTTTGGTTGATTAGCAATTAATTGCCTAAATTTGGGCATGACTACGGGAATTATAATGATGGCTTTCGGTAAGCCATCCTACTATCAAATGGCATATAACCTTGCCTTGTCCATCCGTTGCTTCGATAGGGACATTCCAATTCAACTTGTACACGATGGAAACTGGGGTATCGTAGATGACGATAAGTGGGTGTTTAACGACTTTACCCAGGTAGAGAAAGATGACTTGTACGTTGATGGCAAGTTCTCTCCCGGTAAGGCAAAGACTCGCATAGACAAATACCTAATCTATGACAACAACATTTACTTAGATGTAGATGCTGTTTGTCTGAAGCCTCTTACTCCTTTGCTAGACCACCTAAAGACTCTTAACGGCTACTTCTACTCGCAGACTGCTGCGTGGATGACTCCTGATGGAAAGACTCCGAAGGGCAACCTAAAGAGAGATGGGAATAACTTCCCTGAGATGCAGTGGGCAACCTTAGAGACTATTTGGGAGTTTCATAAGCTTAAAGAAGATGCTGAGGTTACGGCTATTAATAGCTCGTTCATGTATCTTAAAAAAGGAGCGAAGCTTACCAAGTTCTACCAAAAGGTAAGAGACAATATCGATAACGGCATTCCTATTGATAGGCTTGCTATGCCATGGGGAGGCACTTACCCCGATGAGCTTGCTTACAACATAGCTTGCGCTCAGTTTGAGTTAGATCCGTTTGCAGGCGTTAACCCAGTTATGTTTCAGTACTTAGAGCCTCTAAGGGACATTGCTGGTATGCACGAAAAGTATTACTTCTTAGGTTTATATGGAGGCATAGGCTTTACGCATACTTCCGCCTGGGAGTACTCCGATAGGCTCATCCGTAAATACCATTCTGAATTAGGACTGCTACACAAATACAAGTGGCACTACTTAGCAAAAGACAAACACGCTGCAAAGCAAAAAGTACTTGTTGCACGATGAAAGTAAGCATTATAACCACTTGCAAAGGAAGACTGCATCATTTGAAGGAAGCTCTTCCGACATGGCTTGAGCAGATTGGCAAGACTACCTACGAGATTATCGTGGTAGATTATGCCGACCCTGACAATAGCTACGACTACGTTACCTCTTTGAACAACCCGAAGGTTAAGGCTGTAAAGGCTACCGACTGCGGAGATTACTTTAACCTTAGCCGGGCAAGAAACATCGGGGCATTAGAAGCCGCTGGAGACATCCTTTTCTTCTTAGATGCAGATGCACTCCTTGAGCCAAAGTTCTTGCACTACCATGTCTCTAAAGTGCTTGTAGATGGAAGCTACGTTACTGGCTGGGAGTATGGAGATGGCACTGGCTGTTGTTTTGTTTGGAAGAGAGACTTCTTTGCGATTAGAGGCTACAACGAAGTGGTCGATGGCTGGGGATGGGATGACATTGACTTCTACTATCGGTTAGATCAAAAGTTCAGCATTGATAGGCGCAAGTTCTCCTTCGGGCTTACGACAATTAAGCATAGTGATGAAGAACGAATAGAATTTTATAGAGGCAAAGACCTTGCTACCAGCAACCGAGAGAATCAAGCAAAAGCAAAGCGCAGATTTGTTAGCTCGATTGCATGATTAAACTACCGATAATTTTGGAAAAGCCTACAAAAATAAGAGTCATAACAAATTGGTGCGATAGCTTTGCTATTCATGATAGGATTATTGACCAATATGTAAGCACCAAGCAGTTTAAGGACAACCTACACTTTGTTAACGATGATTCTTACGAGTGGCTTGTGATATTCAATGACAAGAAGGACTTTGATATAAAGGTCCCCAAGAGCAATGTGATAGGGTTTATACAAGAGCCACCTGATCATAACTTCTTTGATAGAAACATTGGCAGCTACTGCGATGTTGTTTACACTTGCACAGAGCCTGAGGCTTACGGCATAGAGGGCAACTTAGTAGGATTCCCTGCTGGGATGTTCTACCACATGGACGGAGATGTCGAAGAATACCTCCAGCCTATCGAAAAGACCAAGACGCTTTCTATGATTACTTCGGGTATCCGTGGTGGCTTCTACGAGCATAGGCACAATATAGCCAGGATGCTTGCAGGCACTAACAGCTGCGATGTCTTCGGTAGAGGTCTTAATTACAGAGGCGTAAAGGGTGAGTTAGGCAATAAGTCTTACGGCTTGCTGCCTTATAAGTTCTCTATATGTATGGAGAATGGCATTTGGGATGACTACATATCTGACAAGATTATAGATGCTGTGATGTGTTCTTGCATTCCTATTTATGTTGGGGCAAGGAATATAAAGAAGCATATGCCTTTTGCGATAGAGCTGAAGTCTTACGAGTCTCCGAGACACGCTCTAAACGAAATAAACGAAATCATATCGAGTGTAGACTACGATAAGCAAGTCTTAGAGGTAAATAAATTCAAGCAAAAGTTCTTAAAAAAATACAGCATCTATGAAAGAATCAAAGCTAGTGTACAACAAGCCAGTTGTAAGTGAGGGCTTCCTTATTTGTGAGTGCGCCCATAATCGCCCTGAAGAGGGTGTGCAGATAGATTACGATGCTTTAGGTATATCTCCTCCTATGGAGTCTACCAATTACAACTGGAAACCAGCTCTATTTGCTATTGATGTTATTGATTTTGCCATTACAATGCACGATTGTGCCGATGGAACACCTACCTTTATGATTAGAGTGCAGGATATGTCTTTTATTATAAAGGGCAAGGTAGAGGATTTTAAAGATTTGATTATATGAAAGAAATACATTCGATTATCCGAAGAGTTTTAAAGGGCGTAGAATCCCCTATAATTGTAGAGATAGGCGCACATAAGGGAGAGGACACGATAGTGCTTGCAGGGGTCTCTAATAGCGTTGTACACGCATTTGAGTGCGACCCTCGCAATCAGCTTACGAGAATGCCTAGCAATGTAGTGGTAAACTACAAAGCCATCTCCGATAAGGAGGGTATGACAGACTTTTGGTTAAGCGAAAGACCTGGCGCACAATGGACTTGTTCTTCCAGCCTACTCCAGCCTAGCAACCACTTAGTAGAGCATCCCGATATTAACTTCCAGCACAAGGTTCAAATCAAATGCACTACCCTTAGTGGCTACTGCGATGCGAAGGGAATTGATAAGATTGACTTCTTATGGATGGATACCCAAGGTGCAGAGGCTATGATTATAGAAGCTTCCTTAGAAGCCATTCAAAAGACTGCATGGATTTATACGGAATATTCTAACAAAGAAGATTTTAAAGGTCAAAAATCCTTAGATGAAATTATGTTAATTTTGGGGGAGGATTGGGAGATTGTAAAGAAGTGGGATTGGGATGTCCTTTTAAAGAATAAACGCTATGTGTAAGTGTAGAACAAGAGGAGGCAAACGATGATCCTTGAATTAGCAGAAGAACTGCTTTCAAAGATTGCCAAGGAGTATGCCATTTATGAGCAGAAGAAGAGGTCGAACAAGTATTACGTTCCTGACTTCTATCCTACTTATAAAGAGTGCGTAGAGATGGCAGAGCGTCTGCGTATCCATTCGGACTATGACGCATTCCCCGAAAAGTTATTTCGAGAGAAAGCACCCAACGAACTACCTCACGAGTTTAACTACCGTAAGGCTATCTACCGCCCGATTACTGTCCCTTACTTTCACAAGGCTGTAAACATTGCAGGTCGTGTTTGGAACAGACAGAACTTCGAGGTTCGATTTGACAATCAAAACCAAGAGCGTTACTTCACCGAGCAATACCCTCGCTTTGGCAGCTTAGAGAACTACTTCCAGCAGATTGTAAGCTTTGAAACGCTTACCGACCCGAATGCGGTTGTTGCTATTATGCCTATTAACCTTGAGTACTTCGAGAGCGGTGAGTTTAATGACTCCGTAGAGGTTACTCCAGTAGCGTACTGCTTTAAGAGCAAGCGTGTATGGGCATGGAAGGATGAAGAGTATGCAATCATTAAGGCAGAGCAGAAAAGCTATGTAAAGACCGGTAATAACGGCAAGGAAGAGGAAGAGGGCTTAGTGTTCTACATCTTCGACAAGAACGAGATACAAATAGCGAAGCAAGTCGGGAAAAAATCCGACTTCCAGTTCGAGATTGAGCTGTACTACCGCCATAACTTAGGATACTTACCTTGTCGCAGACTTGGTGGCATATCCGTACAAGAGTCAGGAGACTACTACTTCCAGTCATTCTATACTCCAGCAGTACCTGCCCTTGACCAAGCGGTAAGTGACTTCTCTACCTTACAGATGTCTAAGTTCAGCCATGCCTTCTTGCAGAAGTGGGAATACGTTGATGAGTGCGAAACTTGTAACGGAACGGGAGAGACTGAAGAGGCTATCGGCTTCGAAGAGAAGGTAGCTATTGCTTGTAGCAGCTGCGGTGGCTCAGGCACTAAGCGTATGTTTGGTCCGATGAGCGTTTACCAAGTTCAAGCACCTAACCGCTTTACCAGCGAGACAGAGACCAAGATAAACATTCCTCCTGCTGGCTTCATCGATGTGAAGCACGAGATTCTTGAGTTCTTGAATAAGCAGGTTATTACGAATATCCAAATGGCTTTCGAGCTTTTGAGTATTGATGTAATGAACAACGAGAAGATTTCGGGCAGAGAAACAGCTACCGGTAAGGCTATCGATAGAGAAGAATTATATTCTTTCTTGCTTCGCTTTGCTAATACTGTATTCGATGACTTCGAGTTTGCTATCGATACGATTGGCTCTATGCGTTATGGCGCTGAGTGGCAGATGCCAGCAGTACGCTATCCGCAGAACTTTGAGATGCGTACAGATGCAGAGTTGACAGAGGAGATTAAACAAGCTCCTAACTTCTCCCGTGCTATGCTTGCCCAGCAATACTTAGAGACTCGCTTCCCTATTCAAGAGGTTAAGAGTGCTATTATGAAGCTATCGGTTCAAGTTGACCCTTACTTCAACTTAGATCCGAAGGATGTGCTTTCTTTAGTTGCTTCAGGCATTGCCGAGAAGTGGAAGGCTGTTATGCACTTTGAAATCGAAGCCATTATTAAAGGCTTGGTAGAAGAGAATGAGGGATTCTTAGACTTACCTATGTTGGAGCAGAAAGCTCTGATTGAGGCTAAGGCTAAAGAGATGACTCCACAAGCACAACAAGGATTATCTGTTGACACTATTTTGAACGCATAATGACTCCTGAGCAATTAGAAAGCAGGATACAAGATAATTTAGACTCTGTGAACGAAGAGTTCATGGAGAAGGTGGAGGAGTCGCAAGAGGAATTACTTGCACTCCTTTTGCTTTTGTTGCGTAACCTGAAGTATGATGGTGATGAGGTGGCTAACTCGCAAGAGAACTACGCTGCTGTAAATGGCATTATGCAGGAGGCAGAAAGGGTTATGGGCAGCGGTAAATACCTTGAGGCATTAGTCTTTTATAGAGACAAGCTTGAAGAGCAATTTCAGCTCATTAGAGACTACTTCGAGTCTATTGGCGAGAAATTATCCCCTGAGGACATTGAAGCCATTGAAGCGCAGCAAGACAGCCTTGAGCGTTCTGCCCTTGAGTCCCTAACACAAATAAACGCATCTGTTTACTCTCCTATCCAAAATGCTTTGATTCTAGCCATTGCTGGAGCAGGCACGAGGTCTGTATTGGAAGACTCCTTTAAGGAGATTGTTGTAGGAGATTCCGTTCGTAAAGGCAGGTTATTTGTGTTTGCGAACACTTTATCCGACACGCTGTTCACTTCTATCACCAGGTCTTTGGTAAGCACCTTTTCAAGGGTATTAGGATTTACTAAGTTTAGATATGCTGGTGGATTGATTAAGGATTCGAGAGACTTCTGCGTAGCTAGAAATGGCGGTGTTTACAATGTAGATACAATTAGGTCATGGGCAGACATTGGCACTTGGCAAGGTAAAATACCAAATACAACAAGGACAACTATCTTCTTTTACTTAGGCGGATACAGATGTAGGCACTGGCTTATTCCCGTTAGATAGTTGATTTTCAAATATTCTTACTTAACTTTATCAAAAAACACAAACCATGGACAGAAAAATCAGAGCCGTTGGTCCTCGTGGAGTAATTTTTATTTCTGAGGCAACAGCAAGAAACGCAAAGTTTCTATCAAAGTATGGCATCCGAGTAGAGGATGAAACCTATTCCGAGCAACAGCCTATTGCTAAAACCAAGATTGGCAAAGTAGTAGTTGAGGCTGAGGTAAATGAGTTAATGCCTGAGGTAAATGAGTTAATCTCAGAGAAACCTGAAGTAGAAGTTATTCCAAAAAAGAAGATTAAAACACAAACCATTACACCAAACAACTAATTATGGCTATCGATCACAAGGAAATTAGCAAATGGCTATTTGACAAAGAAGTAGAGTTTGAATCTCTCGACACATTTAAGGATGAACTGTCTAAGCGTTATGTCTCTCGTGAGGTTGCTGCCGATGATGAAGACATCCGCAACAAGGTAACCGGGAAGACTCTTGGAACTCTTGAGACTAAGTTTAAGCGCCAGTTTGGACTTACTGAAGACGAAGTAAAAGGCAAGAAGCTTAGTGACCTCTTCGAGATTGCTGAGACGAAGCAGAAGGGATTGATTGATGACTTGCAAGCACAGATTAAGAGTCCAGGTCAAACTCCCGAAGAGATTAAGGAACTGAAGGCTCAGTTGGAAGAAGCTAAGAAGCGCAGCAAAGAGCAAGAAGACCTTGCTGTTGACTTAGGCAAGAAGCTGAAGGAGAGCGAGGGTGACTTCAATAACCGTATCAATTCGTATATGGCTGATATGGAATTAAACAAAGTGAAGTCTTCTATTCAGTGGGCTGATTCAGCGAATCAATACGCTAAGAAAGGCTTTGAAATTGATATTGCAGAAAAGTTTAACTTTGTGCTGTCTGATGGCAAGTTGATTGCTACCGATAAGGCTGGAAATCAGGTTAAGAATGAAAAGGGGACTGGATATATGACCCCTGAAGACATTCTCCAATCTGAAGCCTCCAAAGCTGGATTAATTAAGAAAGCAGGAGAGGCAGGTTCTAAAACGGTAACAGCTAACACATCTGTTCAGACAAATACTGGCTCAGGCAACGGAGGTCAGAGACGATACATTCACCCTAGGGCGCAAGGTCATCTCGAATCACTCGCAGCTGCTAAAGCTAAGTAATCGCACGACAAAGCTGTGTCTCGATGGACATTAAACATCGAAGTGTGCCTTGGCTGGGCAGTTAACAGCCGTTTAACAAAAACTTTGATTTTTAACAATGTCTTACGCATTTTCTTCATTCGTTTCTTGCCCTGATATTCAGGGCCGCATTGACGAGGGTTACTTTAAAGCAGACCCTACAATGTTCCCAGGCTTCATTAACACCTTGCGTGCCGTTACATCTCCGATGAACGAAGCAGGTATTTTGCAGAGCCAAATCGACTCAAAGAACGGTCACTACCGTGCTGTTGAAGTTGTTTACCAACCTCGTATGTCTGACGCAGATACTTCAAACTCTGCTGAACTTACTTGTGCTGCTGGTCCTACCTTTGGTGAGACTTCTAAGCTGTACACCATCGACCCTACCGAAGGTGCTTCACGCAGCTGGTCTCTCTCTTTAGACCAACTCGCTCCACGTTGCGAAAGTGACGAAAACTATGTTGCTCGCCAATTAGCTATGCATATGCAAGCTATCAAGCGTTCAATCAACTCTGAGGCTGTATCTTTCCTTTCTACCAACTTTGGTACATTGGTAGGCGGTGGCGCATTGTTGACTACTGCCACTAAGAACACCACTACCGGTGTTTACTTGGATGACTACTTGAGCGATGTAACTTACGCTTACCAGGTTGCTGAAGGATGGGATCGTCCTATCATCATCGGTGGTGAGTTGACCCAGAAGTACATGACTGCTTTGAAGAGCCATTGCTGCGCTACTGTAAACGTAGACTTAGAGGCAATGATGCAGAGCGATGCTCAGTCATACTTCTTCTTCGAGCCTAAGGCTGACACTGTATTCGGTGCTGGTGAATTCGCATTCATGGCCCCTGGTGCTGTACAGATGCTCCGCTACAACGCTTTCAAAGGCGCACAAGGTATCCGTGTAATTGACGATGAGGCTATCAAAAAGGGTACTATCGTAGACCCTGAGACTGGCTTGGAGTTCGATTACTATGCTCAGTTGGATTGTAACACATGGAAGTTTTGGATGGGCTTGAGCTACAAGTTTGTAACTCTACCAGACGATATCTTCTTGACTACCGATGAGTTGAACGGTGTTAACTACATCTTCAACGGCAAGGTTTCTAACTAAGTTAGAAGGTTCGCAATTAAGAGGGGTGCTGAAAAGCATCCCTTTTTTTTGTATTAACTTTGGGACATGAGTTGCTGGAATAATGTAATAGGTATAAGAGGGTTGTGCGAAGCGCAAGAACCTTCAAGCGGTCTGTATATAAACGACCTTACGGGTATCTCTATTCAAGACTTGAATGCAGGGGTAAACAGCGAGGATTCTACCGCATTTACGCTCATTCAGAGGAAGATTGACCAAGCTGCTACTATGATGCAGGCAGAGGCTTTATCTTACCTCTACAACCGCTGGAACTACACTACAAGCTCTTGGAACGGACAGATTGGATATTTCCCTGAGTCTTTACGCTCTTTGAGTGCTTCTGCTGTTTATAGAGGCATAGGAATGCGTTACCGCCAAGCAGACTACATTAGTGTATCTCTGAATGCTGTTACGCTTTTATTGCCCGTTACAGCTACGATTAACGTATTGGTAGTTGATCTTATCACGGGGACCATCTTGGACACCATCCCGGTAAATGCTATTGCTAATAAACAAATTCGTTTAGTTACTAATAAGAAATACACCAGCAATGGGCAGATGCTCAATTTGGCTGTTGTTTACGATGCTACATCTGTTGCTTCTTTTCAGACTGGACTTTACCCTACTTATAGCTGCGGAAGCTGCGGAAGGAACTATCGCTGGTATGACAATATGCTTGAGCGGACCATCGAAATCCCTACTGGCGGAGCAATCGTTGAGCAGAACATTAGCGGTGGAAGCTGGACTGGTGGCTTGAGTATAGACTACCAAGTGGCTTGTAGCTTCGAGAGCCTTCTATGCGCTCATATAGGGCAGCTAGGCTATCCTTTGCTCTACAAGGCTGGAATGCTTATCTTGAAGGAGATGGAGTTCTCTAAGCGTCTTAATGGCGTTATCTCTTACAACAGAGAACGCAACCAAGAGTTAGGCGAATACTACCAAGCGCAGTACGATGCTTATATGCAGAGATACTTTGATGCAGCACAGCTACCTCAGAGTGGATGTTTTTCTTGTAAGCAGAGAGTAAGGCAGGCAAGCCGAATCCCATGACCCCTGAGCAATTCATAGCGCAGCTTAAAAGACAAAAGAATACCTTACAAGCGGCAGCAGAGCAGTCTTTAGAAGAGGCAGCTAAGGCTACGCATATGAAGGTTTCTTCTCGCATCTTTATCCAAGGCAAGGCTGCTGATGAAAGTAAGATAGGCAACTATTCTACCAAGCCATTAGTAGTTTCTAAGAAGTCTTTTGTTAATAAGTCTGCCTTTAAGCAAAGCCAGCGACCTAACAAAGGAGGTGGCACTCGCCCTATGTTTATTAAGTTTCCTAACGCCAAGAAGGCTACTCCCGTTATGGTGTTGCCTGGTGGATACAAGCAGTTAAAGCAGATACAGAACCTTAAAAGCCAGTATGTGGACTTGATATACACCGGAAGAACGCAGAGGGCATTTATAGGCTCTCTAAGGAAGTTTGGAAGATATGGCTGGGCAGCAATACTCCGAGGCACTAAGACTGCTGAGAAGGCTGTATTGAACGAGAATAAGTTTGGCAAGAAGATATTCGCCTTGACTAGGGAAGAGGAAGTATTCTTCACTAGGCGGTTTGTATCCACCTTCAATAAGAAATCTCAAATAACGTAACTTTGAGGATATGATAGTAACGGACATTACGAGCGAGATATTTGAGAGGCTGAAGCAATTTCAGCTTGTTAAGCATTACGGCTTTGCGGAGATGCTTCCCGATGGGGATGCCACTATCCCTGCTGTATATTGCTCTAATGGCGAATATAAGCACGTTATAAACGATTACGAGTGGACTGAGGGCATTGCCTACATCCGCTACAATGGAGCAGAGAATACCACTTTGGTAGATGAGGGCTTTATAGGCTGCCAAGACTTGCTTAACACTGTCTTTGCTATGCGCTTAGTAGTTATAGGCAAGAGGAAAGGGCAGAAGCCTTACGAGGTAGCTTCTCTGATTAAGAGCAATGTTACTGGTATGTACGAGGGAGTTGCCCAGGCTTACGGAGCAGTCTATGTAGACATTACCGCTGCCTCTGTGCAATATGATATACGGGTTAACTTAAACTCAGAGTTTGATGGAGCAGACATTGCTTGGGACACCGAGCTGTACATTATCTCTGTTGATCTTAACATAGAAGTTCGTGGTGATGCCACTTGCTTGGATACTACACCTCCTTGCGCTGATTACTTCCTTGCTGAAAACGACTTAGCTACTTGGCAAGCCATTTACCCTGCCTACACGCTTAGAGCGACAGCAGATGGTGCTTTCCCGGTAGACCCTATCTCTGAGCAATGCGGAATAGATACATTCAATGACATCCCATTCCCTATTAACAACTTAGCTTCTGATGCCTCCACAACATTAATATACCTATAAAATGTCAAGAAAAAGAATAAGGGATTTATCTACGGTACAGACCATATCGGATACCCAACAAATAGCAGTTGATGCCGCAGGATTTATCTCTGCTGGGAAGATAAGCGTAGGCGATTTGAAAGAATACTTCAAGCCATCTGCTCTTAACTTCTTCGACTTTAGCTCTAACTCTACCACTATCTTAACTCAGGATGTATGGCAGCCATTGTCTGCTAGCATAACTGTTGGCTTTGATAGGAATGGACTTAGTGTAAATACAGCTGGATTAGTAACTTATACTGGCGTAAACAAAAGCTTTAGGCTTAGTGCTATTGCTGCTTTAACGGGGCAGTCTAGCAGAAAGATACACGTTGCTTTCTTTAAGAATGGGCAGCTATGGCCTTGCTCTGAGTTTGTTTCCATTATGCCTTCTGCTAACGAAACTACTATCCCTACGCAATGCGTTGTCCCTTTATCTACGGGAGATTCTCTCCAAGTTTACGTTAAGTGTTCTACCCATGCGGTTACGGTTACCTTGGATAACCTGAATGTAATTATTAACGAGTTTTAAATTGCTAAATTTGTAGCATGGCATTAGGTAATTTAACATCTTACGATTTAAGCAGCAGATTAATCTCTTTAGACTACTCTGATGGCAGACAATGGTATGTGCCATACAAGGCTCTTGTAGCCACTCTAATCGACCCTACGAGCGGTAGCTATGTTGGCTACCTTTATCCTAAGGCAATGGTAGGAGAAACGCTATCTGCTACTCAGTCTGCTTTAGCTACGTTAGGAACTACTGTGCCTGCATTTATATCTTCTATAAACGAAGGTATTGGCGTGGTTATATTTTATGATGAATACCAAGCACGGGCAACTGCCGATGGTGCTTTCCCTGAAGATCCGATTGCTGCTAAATGCGGCCTTGATGCAATGTTGAACATACTTATTTAAAGACAAAAGAAAATGGCTACCCCATCGTTATTATTAATCCCCGACCGCTACAAAGCCTCAAAACTTTACAGCCAAATCCCTGATTCGGGTGCAGGTGACTTAGCGTTTACAAGAGCATTAGACACCGCTACAAGGGTAAACTCCGAGGGGTTGATTGAGAAGGTGCGGACTAATGTATTAACGCATTCGCAAAACCTTACGCAAGCATCTTGGACACAAGTAAACATTGCAAGCGCAACAAGTGGTCAGGTTGACCCTAACGGCGGAATGACTGCAACATTGTTTGCTGGTTCAAATGGCTCGAACGCTATTATAACAAAGGATTTTGCCACTGTTGTTGGCGCACCTTACGCAATTTCAATATTTATAAAGGGAGCATCAGCAGGAACTATTAACTTTAATCATAGCGGAACGGTTCTTGCTCCGCAAAATACGATTAGCTACACGACCTCTTATCAGCGTTTTACCTATTCATTTGTTGCTGACTCATCAACCAGCACTTTGTTTCTTGGTGCGTTCTTTAGCTGGGACAATGGCGAACAAATTTCTTTCGCCTTTGGGCAAGCCGAAACTGGCGACATAGCAACCGACTACATCCCCACTACTACCGCAGCTGTATCCGTAGGCATTACAGCCGACATCCCCCGATTAGACTACACGGGCGGAGGATGCGGTAAGCTGTTGTTAGAACCGCAGAGGACGAACGTAAACATTTATTCTGAAAGTTTCGGCTTGTCTGGGTCTTTGACTTTGGCAACTGCCACATACAATACAGCTACCTCACCAGATGGTTATGTTAGTGCGGATTCATTTTTAGACACAACCGACAATAACATTCACGCATTGTTGAATGTTTTTGCTAAAGCAGCCAGTCCCGTTACCTACACTTATTCTTTGTTTGTTAAAGCAAAGGATTCGGGTATGAAGATTCAGTTGTCAATGGATGACGCAGCAGTAGGCGGTGGTGATAGTGGCATTTTTGACCCATCAACTGGTGCATTTATTACTAATATGGCTACGCCAACTGCTGGATATACAAGTCCATCAAGAAGCGTTACAAGTTATGGGAATGGGTGGTATCGCATTTCTTTTACAATTACCACTTCAACGGCAACATTTAACAGATACAATGCGTTTTTAGTTAACGCTGCTAATGGCACTGTATATGCTGGCACTGGTACTGGCGTTTATGTTTGGGGCGCACAGCTTGAAGTCGGCAGCTACCCCACCTCCTACATCCCCACCCTTGGCGCATCAGTCACAAGGAGTGCGGACACAGCACAAAAAGCAGCGTTTGGCAATACCTCAACAAGCGGAACTTTGTATTATGAGTTTTCAAACTATCAAAGCGCAGGTGTGGCAAATGGCTTATATATGGTGCAATTGTTTGCTG